GAAGGGGCGCGTCCAGTGGGAGCGGATGCAACGGCTCATCCAGCGCTGGCTCCCTCCGGCCCATATCTACCATCCCTATCCCTCGCGCCGTCTGCGCGTCACCACCTGAGGCAAGAGCCGGATGCGGGAAATCCGCCCGTCCGGATCTGTGCGGGGGGTACGGCGTAAGCCGTATCCCTACCGCGACCCTATCCTTCCGATGCCGTAGGCAGCGCGGTTCTGGCACGCGGACTTCCAGCCCACACCACTGCCAACCATGGAACTAACTTCGGGCTATACCAATACAGCAGCGTGAACCAGTTGATGTGGCTGCGGGAATTATTTTGCACCACATACGGGAATTATTTTGCACTACTGGTGCAATTTAATTCCCGTATTCCATTTATTGTAGATTTCTAGGAAGCCAATTTGGGGTGTTTTGGACAGTGTGGTTGGTGGCTGCGAAATTCCCGCGCTGGCATCTCTTTCTGGCAATACCTGCATGGGGACAATTTGGCAGGCCTTCCGCCTCCGTGGCGCTGCCGCCGTGCGGCGATCCGGCGGCCGTTCTCACGAAACCAGACATCGTCCGGTATAGTTTTTAAGTCCCACTTTTCGCTGTATTTCATGACATAAATTAGCGGGGTTACGTACCCGCCCCTGCTACCACGCAGGACGCTCTGCTTACGCTAGAGTGGCGCACGGCAGAGATTACAGCACTGCTGGACTGGCCAGGGATAGCGCTTCTTTGAGGAGGGCACCATAGACGCGGCGGCCCTCTACGTCGTCTTGCGACGCAGCCTCTTTGAGTGACTCCAGACTTATCGTCTTGAGTGCGCTCTGCCCAGGAACCGAAACCAAGTAGAGATTGGGATCGTGGGCGTACCTTCCCACGACATGAGGCACAGCCGCATGTTTCCGTTCCTCCTCTTCTTTCTGCCGCTGTCTCGCTTCCGCTGCCAGAAGCTCCTGAGCCTCGGCTGGAGGCTGATCGTGCCATTATCCGTCATATCCATAGAGGACCTCGCCGTCGTGGCGCCGCGCGAATGCAACTTCTTGGCCTGTAACTGCCAGGCGATTGCCGCCCTCGATGGCCGCGTCTGGGATGTTGCGGTCATAGCTCTGAGCGGCTTGCGTCATGGAGCGGTCGGGGTAATAGAAAATATCGTACATTTTTAAGTCCTTTCTGCCGCTGGCGCGGCTGCCGGAGATTATGCGCTCCGGCCCGCGCTGAAGCTACTTCTTCTCAAGACCGTCCAGCCGTGCATCATGCTGTCCAAGAGTGCGATAAAACTGTTTCAGGTCATCGCTCATGCGGTCAATACGGCCTGCGAGCACATGATAGTCTACGCGCTGCCAAATGACGCCAGCGAGAACGCTGATGAGCAGCACGAAGAATTGGGTGTTGGTCATGTTTCCCATCTTACTTCCTCTATGAGGCTGGTTGCCTCTGTCTTTATAATCACAAATTACAGTGTTTGTGTCAATAGAAAATGCAGAATTTTGTGGAAATTTTCACAGCGAACTGGCGGGCTGAGCCTTGATCACATTGTGCGTCCATACACCACCGACCAGATATTCATGAGATGGCCCAGCAAGGTGAACGTGCAACACCTGCGCGCGCTCATGCACCTCCCGGCGCTGCATTCTGCGCCAGCCTCGCGCTGTCTCTACTTTTGCGCCAGCTTCGATGAGTGAGCACCAACGATGCTCACCATCGCGCGTCCGCAGCGTACATGAATCAGAGCAACCGAAGCCCTCGTGTCCTTCTACTTCGATCCATTGATAATGATCCACCCAGACCCAGTAGGCATCCACGATCTGCTCAGCGCCGTCACGAGACAGCAGGAAGACCTTCTCGCCCGCATCGAGGCGTGCTTTGAGCACATCATTCGAGACGCGTCCATCTGGTGTGTCGAGCAGCGTGCCGCGGACCGTGCAGTGAGTACCACCACCACTACCTCCGCTGTAGCCAGAGCCGCCAGTGCCGATGACTACACTGGCGGAGCCAGCGGCGGAAGTGTCTGCCTGGCTCGTAGCGATGACGCGATGCGATCCGGTAACATTCGGCGCGGTGTAGAGGCCCGTCGAATCTACAGTGCCGACGCTTGTACTTCCGCCTGCAATACCGTCCACGCTCCACGTCACGGCCGTATTTGATGTGCCACTCACGGTCGCGCTGAATTGCTGCGTCTCGCCGGGCACCAGAGAAGCGCTGAGCGGAGAGACTGAGACAGTGACGCCGCTGCCATTGCCGCTGCCGGAGCCAGTGCCGACGGTCACGAGCTGTTGACCATAAGCTGCCGTATTCGCCTGGCTCGTGGCGCGGATGATGTGCGTGCCAGACGTAGCAGGTGCGGTGTATAGACCCGTCGCATCAATGGTGCCGACAGTGCTGTTGCCGCCTGCAACACCATCCACGCTCCACGTCACGGCTGTATTGGAGGTGCCCGTCACATATGCGGAGTATTGCTGCGTGCCGCTGATAGGCACCGTCATTCCCGCAGGCGAAACAGAAACGCTGATGCCACCAGAAGATTGTCCGCTGCCGCCAGTCGGCTCGTAAAACAGCGCGAAGACATCGAGGTCGCCGTACCAGATGTTCCCTTCGCCGTCCTCGAACATCATGTGAGGTTTCAGATTTGCATCAATGTAGCAGGCGCCGACGCCGTGCGCTGGATGGCCTACGATCTGAAAATCATGCGGCGAAGTAATGAGTTGTAGCGAATCGCCAGCGCCTGCTGCGCTGGGAAGCTGAAAGACGGAGCTTGAATTCTGCGTGCTGTCAGCGAGTGTCGCTGTGCCGACTCCGAGCGTGAAGCCAGTCGAAGTCTGATAGAACATCCATTTGCCGGAGCCGACGGTTTGCGTCGTCACCTGGCCGGAATTGTTCTTCCAGGCGAAGATGAGCACAGCAGCGTTGCCGTGCCAGATGTTCCCACTGCCATCCTGATAATTCAGGTGGACCACGCCAGAGCTGTCAACGTATGCGCCGACGCCATGTGCGTCGTTGTCATTCGGATAGGCATCGTGCGGGAAAGCGAGCGCAAACATCTGCGATGATGTGAAGCCCGCTGGCAACTGCACTGTAGAGCCATCTGCAAGCACGCCTTTGCCGAAGCAGATTTGCTCGCCGCCTGCGAGTGTGGCCAGCAGATAATTGATGCCGCCGACCTGCGTGGTCGAAGCAGCGTTGCTGTCTCCCATCCACGTCACCGCGGCGATATTCATGTCGCCGTTCCATGTGTTGCCGCTTCCGTCCACGTAGCTCAGCGTGCCGCGACGGTTCTGGTCAATATCGCAGAGCGAAATAACGTGCATGGGATGGCCCGTTTCGATGTAGCCCTGCGGACCTGCCCACGCGATGAGATTTGCAGGGCTGAAGCCGGTGGAAGGCAGATCGAATGTTGAGCCGCTGGGCATCGAGCCAGAGAGAAATGCGAGCTTGCCGTTGTCGGTGAGGTCAATCGCCGTGTAGTCACCATCGTTGCCTGGATCGCTGCCAGGCACATTGTTCCAGCCCGCAGAGTTCGGGTCGGTCGAGTCGTACATGACTGATTCGCTGTATGGCCCAAGCTCGAACTCGATCTCCCCACCGTCGGCCGAAGCCGTGAGTGTGATGGTGTCGCCTTCACCCGCAGGCTGCGCCACATACGGGTAGTCCACGCGCTTGATGATCTCGTAGTCGCCTGCATAGGCGAAGCTCGCTGTGTCGTCAACGGTGATGCGCGCGCCCGGCAGAAGCTGCACTGCCGCTGTGCCTGTGCCCGCAGCGTCGCGCGCAAATCGCGGCACCTTCAGCGTAATATACCGCGGAGTAATATACGGCGTCTGGTCAACGCCCAGCGCCTTGTCGCGCTCGAAGCGCGTGATGCGGCTCGCCTGGTCAAAAGTTGAAACAGCGTAGTCATATTCCACGCGCACGCGGTTGCGCTGGCGCGGAATGCCCACGCCAACCGCGCCGCGCGCGTATTGATTGGCCTGATGGTCAAACTGCGGCGCGCGCTCCTTGAAGCGTGAGTAGAGAAGGCCAACGCTGCCGCCCGCGCCAACATTCGCGGGATAGTTTGAGCCTTTCGACACCAGCGTCATCTGCGTAATCGAGCTGCCGGAAGGAACGCTCGATACGGTCCAGGTCCCGTCGTAGATGGTATTTGTGCCGCCAATGGCGATGCGGTCGCCAGCATTGAAGGGATGCGGCTGCACGGTCGTGACAATAGGATTGGAGTGGTCTGCGCAGGTGATGTTGGCAATGCTCGCTGCAGCAGGCACAAGCAGATCGCGGAACTTGGCCACATAACAATTCGGCGCGCTATTCAGCGCTTTGTCGTTCGGCGCGAACGAGCCAGGCATAATGTGCTCGCGCGAAAACGTGAAGACGGAAGGACGCGGCTGGTCACAGATGAGATAGATTTTTCCTGCATACTCCTGCATATAGCTGCGGCAGCACTTGAGGATCTGCTCGAGGACCGCGGCAAGCGTGGTCTGCGACGAGAATGAGTAATTCCCCGTGAAGCGCCTGCGTCCATTCGATAAAAGCTGGTCAAAGTACTGCGCTGATTCATAGATCGAGCCCCAGTCGAATCGCGCGCGCACCGCTGGCGTAAGGTCATCAATGCCGGTTGTGAAGTTGATCTGGAACTCGGGCATCAGCTTGCGCCGCAGCAGCACATCCACGAAGTGCCACGCCGGATTGGTATTGAAGGCATAGCCCGTCATGTTGCCCTGGTCATCGAAGAGCCGCGTGCGCAGCCCGCGCCAGAGGCCGACCGGATTGATGTCCGTCCACTGCGTGGGATCGTTCTGGTGATTGTTGGTTTGGTTCTGGATCGGTTGCTTGCGAAAGATCGCGTAGTACGCGATGCGGCTGTAGCAGAGCGGCTGGATCGCAGTCGGAAACCACGAAAAGAAACTGTCCACGCCCTGATCTGGCCCGGATGAATAGGGTGTGAGTCCCGAGCCGATAATTGCGTCAGTGCCGCGATGAAAATGGAACTGCGTCGGATCGTCCCACTCGCTGCGCCACACCAGACCATCGTTGATCCACAACTCGTGGCAGCCGTCCCACTCGCCTTCGCCCAGCAGCCAGATGCCCACGCGCGAGAAATCGAGGCTGGTGTTGCCCGTGTTCTGAAGCATGAAGTACTCAGCGCGCTTGCCCGTGGCCCACACATAGCCATAGCTCAGCGGCACGGGCGAGCTGGTGGTGGTGCTGGAATCAATGACGGGCGTAGTGGATGAATTGGGCATGTCAGAACTGGCGGATGCGGTTCATGGTTGTGGTTGCGACGTTGGCCGTGGCCTCGCCGTAGTTCTTTTCGTAGTTATTCATGATGACGAAGATGCGTTCCAGCACCTGACAGGTCGGAAAGCTCTGCTGGCACGGCGTGGACTGCGTCGAGCCGCATTGCGCGCTCGACCAGCGCCACTGGCAGATCTCCGAGTAGGAATACTGCGGCGTGGAGTCCTGCGATGGATTGGTGAGCTGACGGCATTGCAGCATGACCACTTCCGGGTTGCTGTCGTCGAGCGTCAGCGTACCGTGCACCTCCATCACGGCGGTCTCGGCGTCGGCCATCCATTCGCGGTAGACAAACAGCGCGCCTTCAATCGTCGTGCGCTGCATGATCTTCTCAAAGTCGCGCTGAAGCGTGTCGCCGGACAGGTTCTGCATCTGGATGATGCCCATATCGGTCTGCATCGAGCGGTTGAGCGTCCACTGCGGCACGCTGAGAATCCACGGAAGATAATTCTGCACCTGGCCGGTCATCACGCTCACGGCGCTGATTCTGCGCGAGGCCCAGAAGTAGAGATTGCCGTTTGCGTCTTCCACGTCGAGCAGAAACGCAGGCGCAATGCCCGTCTTCGATCCCACGGTTTGCTGAAGACTCTGCGGATACACAATCACGCCCGTGCTCATCGCATTACCCTCAGCGCATACCAGGACACATTGGTGCCCGTGGCATTGGCGTTCTTGGCGTTCTTCGTCACGACCTTCACGCGGTGCAGATCGAGCGGCACATTCACCTTGCGCAGCACCATCTGCGGCCCCATCTCCACCGCGTTATAGAGGTCGAGAATCTGAAGCAAAGTGCCATCCAGATACACATCGCACTGGCCGAACTCCGGCCCTTCAAGCATGTGCAGCTCAAAGCCGTAGCCGCGATATTCATACTGTGCCCAGTCGCCCGCGTTCGTGCCCGGATTGTCCATCGTGTAGCGCGTCACGCCGCTGTAGCTGCGCGCTGTCTGCGTCCATGCGCCCTGTGTGGCGAGCTTCTGGTCGCCGAAGTCATTCACGGCGAAGTGCCAGATCGCATCATGGTCCCAGTCGTTGGGGTATTGCAGCATGGGCACCTGCGGCAGCTCCTCGAAGGTCACGTTCTGCACGTCCCATTTGTTGTTCGCTGTCTCGACGGGCGTCACTTCCGTGGTGAAGCGGCCTACATAGTGGCGTCCGCCGCCGTCCCAGTCAATGATGGTGAAATAGCCATCTTCAAACTGCTCGTAAAACCACTTCAGGCGCTGCACGCAGGCCCATGAGCGCGATAACCATGAAAGAGTGAAAGTGTGGCCGGTGTTCCCGATCTCGCGTGTGTAGGGAGTGCCGCCAACAGCTTTTTTGAGCGAGCGCGTGGTCGCGCGCTTGCGGGTAAAGCCATAGTCCGGGCACATCGAGTCCTGCAGGTCTTCGTCCCACACCGACGTCGGATTCAGCACAACACGCTCAGACATTTGCCATGCCTCCGTACTCTGCGAAGCTTGCATTGAGCGCCGCACGGACCGCCTGTTTGTTGCTCATCAGGAATTGCACGGCAGACTTCGCATCAATTGCGTGTACGTGAAGGTGCATCTCGCTGCCGTCACCCATGTCGGCAGGCATCACGCCGGAGCCGCTTTCAATCGCGCGCGTGATGCGCTCGTTTTGATCGCTCGGCACAATACGCTCGCCTTCGTGGATCACGGCAAGCCCGGTGCGCGGCACATAATCGGTGCCGATATCAAACATCGCCGTGCTGAAGCCAAACTGCGAGCGCCCGGCCTTCTGCTCGCGCGTCAGCTTCTGTTCGGCGTCTGCAATCTCTTTCTTGATCGTGTCCTGGTAATAGCTCTCGGCCGCCGCGCCCATTTTGTTCGTGGTGTGCTTGGCTTCGGTTTCGAGCTGCTCGATGTCCATGTAGGCGGTGAGGTAGTCCATGCCGCCCTGCTGGAACGAATCAATGTCCCCATTCATGCGTGGGCGGCCCTGCTTCAACCAGTACACCCGCGCGCGCTCGCGTCCGCCGAACCCGAACGCGCCCAGGATCGCACCGCCGACTGCGCCCACGGCCGCGCCCACCGGCCCGGCAATTTCAGAACCGAACTTCATTCCGCTCAGCGCGCCGCCGGCTGCGCCGCCGAATCCGCCGTTGCCTTCAAATGCGCTGAAAAGGCCCATCGCACCGCCGAGTGCTCCGGCAGCGTTGGCGCGAATGCCGCCGCCGCCCAGCATGGATTGATGAAAGCTCGCGCCCGCGTTTTTCAGGCTGCCGAGCAGATCATGCGTGGACTTTGCCACCTGGACGCCCTGCTGCACATTGCCCAAGACGCTGGCAGCGCTTGTTCCGCCGGGACCGAGGCCCGCGCCCTGCGGAACAATGGAGCCTCCGGGACCGAGCGTGAGGCCACCTGGGATCGAAGAAGATGATGACGACGCGGAGCCAGCGCCAACGTCGAGTGTGCTGCCGCCCGCGCTGATTGCGCCTGCGCTGCCCACACCAATGATCGAGGCGGAGCCGGTGATGTAGATTTGCGCCTGCGCCACGGTCATCGCGCTGCGCGCTGTGGCATTGCCGACGCCTGTGCCGTGCTGCGGCCACTCGGGCATACCCGGCAAATGCGCGCCGCCTGCGATGCGGTCGAAGATGCCGCCCAGTCCTGCACTCTGTGTGCTGCGTCCCGGCACATGGCCCTGAATACGCTGGACCATCGCCGCAGCCGCTTCTCCGGCCATTTTGTCGCCAAAGCTCTTCAGCGCTTCGGTGGGGTTACGGAAGAAGCCCGAAAGTTCTCCGGTCAGCTTCTCGCGCTCACGCCGCGCGTTCTCTGCCATCTCGGCATCGCGTTCCTGCGCTGCTGCCACGACGCGCCGGTTGAAGTCCTGCTCGTCAATTTCCTTCTGGTTGAGCTGCTCCTGATACTTGCGCAGGCGCTCTTCGTATTCAGCTTCAATGGCTGCGGTCTGCTGCTTCTCAGCCGAGAGCGATTTGATGCGCGCCTGCGCCTCGATCTGCTCCGTCTCTTCTTCGTTCTTGCGTGCCAGCTCGGCTTCCTGCTGATACGCATTGCCGTGAATGGCCTGCTGCCCACGATAGAGCTGCATCTGGCCTTGCTTGTATTCAGATGAGTTCGGATCAAGCTGCCCATAGGTGCGCTTGAACTCTTCCGCGAGCTGGTCGAGCTGCCGCTTCTCCTCCGCGTGGATGCGCGCAAAGCCGGAGATCTGGTGCTGTGCACTCTCATCGGCGAACTGGTCAATCTTGCGATGGAACTCTTCCTGCGCCTGCATGACCTCGTTGTTGGTCTGCTTCTGATTGGAGATGCGGTCCTGCTGCGCATCGCTGAGCGACATATACTTGCCCCGGCCAGCGTCACTGAGGATTTGCTGGTCCCGGGACTTGCCTTCATACTCGATCTTTGCGATCCCGGCCAGCCCGGATGCGTCGGCCTCCCGTGCGCGCCGTGCCACTTCTGCGCGCTCATCTTCGAGCCGCTTCATCTCTTCTTCGTGGAACTTCTGATGGACCCAGTTGCGCGCGGCAACGGAATCCATGTCCTTGAACTTCAGCTCTTCAATGGCTGCTGATTCCTGCGCCTGATACAGCGCTTCCCCGTGCAGCCCGGCCTGCACCGCCTCCTGTCGCATACGCATTAGCTCGTGCGCCTGCTCGCGATTCAGGTTGTATGTTTCCGCCTGCGCCTTTCGCAGTGCAATTTCATCGTTGAGATGTTCAGTGGCTACGCCTGAATCTTTCGCCGTGGAATTATGCAGTGCCGCGTCCATTTGTGTCCCGTAGGAACGATTCTCGGCATTGATGGCACGCTGCTTTTCGAGTTCTGCTGTGATTTTCGCGTGGCCTCGTAGTTCAGCATCCAGGGCATGGTTTCTCTCAATCTGAAGAAGATTCTGCTGGTGTTGCTGCTCAATTTCTCGTGGCCCAAGTTTGTCCTTCTGTCCCTGAGCGGCCACGGCCTGCCCTGCCATTTGATGCGCCGCTAGTTGACTCACAATTGCGCCTTGAGGATTAAACATGAAGGCCGACATACGTCCCCAGAATGTATCACCGCTGGCGAACTCTTTTGCGGCGGCATTCAGAGCATTCATGCTCCTTGTGGCTTCATCTATGCGAAGGCGTGTGTCTTCGATTGACCGTGTGTTTGTGAAGTCTTCTTCCTTCGATTTTTTAACTTCTTCGTTATACTTCTCAGCCGCACTTGTGAGTGATAGATACTCATCCCACACATGCTTGAGTCCTTGCGCAATCCGAATCCCGATATCAATTGCACCGATGGCCAGCAGCCCTGCGCCGACCGCATTGATTGCGCCCATCATGGCCTGGCTGGATGCGATAGCTTTCTCCATCGAGCGTGGAATGCGGATGCCGATGTCGTCGCGCAACAGGCGCACGTTGTCGAGCGCCGTAAGCGTATGCCCGGTGATGCGGTCCATGCCCTGCGCGACTTTTTGCCCTGAGCTCGCGCCAGCCGCGCCCACCTGCGTCAGATTGCGCTCGATGTTGGCGATGACTTCACCGCTGTTCTGGTCCACGACGGTGATGCGAATTTCTACCGGACTGCTTTCGACAGGCATCAGCTATTGTCCTTTCCGGCGGAATTTGACGGCGCAGCCGCAGCACTCGGGCGAGAAGCGGTTCTCCTGCCGTGTTCCGCAGGACGAGCACGCCGGATGTTTGTGCTCGAATTCACTGCGCGCGCGGTCGAGTGCGATGAGGCCGTCCAGCTCAAAGGCCGCAAGAGTATCCGGAGCAAAAGCGATTCCGGCCTTGCGCTCGGCGTCGAGATAAAACAAGTGCTGGGCAAAGCGGTAGTAGCCCGGAGAGAGCGTGCGTGCTGGCAGCCGCGATTCCAGGCGCGCGCGTGTCTCCGGAGTGGCATTTGCGAACTCGCGCTCGATGCGGGCGCGCACAAAGTCTTCCTCGAAGATTTCTTCGAGGGCCTGGCGCACGCCTTCGTGATCGCGGACGACATCAATCACTTCTCCTCGCTGATGTTGGGCTGCGCAGGTGAAAAGAGCAGATCGGCGGCAGCCACTTTGTGATAGGTGTCCATATACGCGGCAATGTTGACGCGGTCGTCAGCCAGTTCTATGCCGTCGGCGCAATAGCCGTCCACGCTGAGGATCAGCTCGTCGTACAGCTCGACGAGCGTAGCCTGCGCGCCCAGCCACTGCGTCTTTCCAGAGCGCGATCCGCCGATGACGCGCGAGCGGCTGGCATCGCGTGAGAAGCGGCGCTGGTGTTCGGCCGTTGGCGTGCGGAAGCGATGGCAGAGATTGTGATATTTGTACATGACGCCGTCTTCGTCCGCGCTCCAGATGGCATCGAGATAAACAGCCTCGACGCCCAACGTGAGCGGCTGGTCGTCGCTGTTTTCCGATGGTCCGACGCTGATGAGAGCGTTGGCGACAGCGAGCCGGTGGCGCAGCGGAAGCAGCTTCTGCCAGTCCGCCGCGGCAGTCACGGGCGAGCTGTCGGCGGTCTGATAGCCCTGCGCGTCCGCAAGGCAGCTCTCGACGAGCTGGAGGCGCGCGGCGCTCGAATCAAAGCTGTCTACGCGCTTGCCGTTCTGGTTTTCGCTGACGCTGACGATGCCCTCAAAATAGCGCAGCCAGGTCTGCTTCGGGATGATGCCCACGGTCAGCGTGTAGCGCTGGTTGCGGTCTTCAATCACGATGGTGCGGGGTTTGCGGAGTTCAATCATAGGAGTCCTTCTTGGCTGGGAATTTGTTTTTTTCGACTCAGGGTGAAGGACCCTGTACTTCCCGAAGCCCGCGCAGTGCTGCGGAACTTCACTCGCAGCGAAGTGGTGCTGCGAGGTACGACTCAGAGAAAAAGTCCGGAGCGCCCGGTTTGCGAAACCTTCCCCTCATGGCGCTCCGGCAGGAGCAACTTTTAAGCGCCGACCAGATACGCCGGAACACTGTTGACGACCTGCACGCTCACCGGAGGCACGCCTCCCAGGTCGTAGCAGGTCGTTTCATCCGCTTCGATCTGCCATACCACCATGTCGCCATCGAAGCCGAGCTTCGTGGTCTTCATGTGTGCTTGGGGAATCGAAATCTGCAACTGTGCAGCGGCGCCGCTGTTCACGGTCAGCGTGAAGGCCGATGCCGTGTCATTGGCGAACAGCGTGTAAACGTCGTCGATGTCTTTCGCGGCAATCGTGGTCGAGATAGAGAACTTGGGATTGCCTTTGCGGATGAAGACGCCGAAGAGTCCGCCGCCCGGCGCTTTATGCACGGTGAGCTGATTGTCGAGCTTGAATGTGGTGGTCATGTGACGGCCGATAAATGATGCCGCATTCCCTACCGGCCCGAATTGCAACGCTGCATCGGAGCCCAGCAGATACGTCTCCTGGCCGACGGCGGGCAGCGCGGCCATTGATCCCATTGCCTGGCGGCCGGTGCCGACCATCGTCATCTCAGCCATGATTGCGCCGATGTCGTTGATGGTGAGCGTAACGTCATTGACGGCCATGTCCGGGCATTTGTAATGCACGGCCTCGGTGTCCTCGATGTAGATGGTCGTGGGCACGGCCGTGCGCGTGGACTCATCGAAGGTAAAGACATGGGTATACGGCCCCGCTCCGGTCACCGTGTCTTTGCCCATCAAGAAGGCGAATAGCCAGCCCGAGAGCCAGTCGCTCAGCTCGGCCTTGAAGCCATCGAGCTTGGTGTCAAAGCTGGTGACCTGGCCATTGGTAGCAAAGGATGTGCCTTTGCCTGCGTAGGACTGGTCGCTGCGCCGCGAGGTGCTCAATTGCAGCACGGCAGCCCCATCAAAGCGCTGGCGCTGCGTCAGAGCGGCATCCGCGAGAGCGCCGTTCCATGCGGCCTGCTTATTCGCGCTCAGTACGAGGTTTCGCGCGCTTTTCCATTGCGACTCGAAATTGTACGGTCCGGCCATTTACTCTTCTCCTTCAGCGATCTCAAAGATCGGCTTACCATCGAAAGTTTCTTTGCTCAGCACGCGCGACCATTCGCTGGTGAGCACACGCGTCGGCTTGTCTGCTGCGAACTCATAGTGAAAGTGCGCGTTGGCTACGCGCACAGACGTAAGCCCGGCTTCGATTGCGTCCTGGCTGAGGCGCACATTCAAGAAATCAGACCTCATGATCCAAACCTCGCATTTGCGCCGCTGAACTGCGCGATTCCATTCACTATGAAGACGATGGCATAGAGCTGATCTACTGGCCCGGAATCGGTGATGACGGGCGAGACCGAATCCAGCTCGAGCGGCATCGAGCTGGTGCCATCGGCCAGCGCCAGGCGCGCGCCTGCAAGCTGGTCCTGCACCACCTGCACAAGTTGCAGCGTCTGCAAACGCTCATCGGCCTTCGAGCGTAGCGATGACTCAAAGCACATGACCTCGAACATCAGCGCCGCCTCATAGCTCAGGCGCTGATTGTCGCGCAGGTTCTCGTACTTCGCGCCTGCGAAGCGCACGCGGATCGAAGGCGGCTGCAAGGTCAGCGTGCCGTCATCGAGGAAGTCCTTGTCGCCGATGGAGTCAATGTCCACGCTTGTGCCGTAGGCCGTGGGCAATGATGCACTGAGCAGCGCAATCAGCGCGGACTCGACATCGGCAATCTGAAATTTTGAGGGAGCGCCGCTCATGGAGCGCCTCCCAGTCCGGCGCGCTTGCTCGCTTCATTCACGTAGCGCACCACAATGCCGCGAATGCGCTGCGGGTCTTCCGGACGGAAGACGAGATAGGGACGCGCCGGAATGCTCTGGAAGCGGCGATGCCCGCTGACGCTGGTCTGCGCGATGTTGATGCCGGAGACGAGCTTGCGGCGGCGGCCTTTGATTTTAAATCCAGACCCAGTGTATTGGTCTACCTTGCCGAACTTGTCGCCTGATTTATCGCGCCGCGTGGTGAGGTAGGAGTACGGATTCACCTGGACATCGCGGCCAGCGATGCGCGCCTGCGGGCCAATCGCGCCGCCACGGTCACGCGAGCCGAACTGATGCACGGCCGCGTATTTGAGCGATGTGCCGATGACCACGGCCTTTGACTGCACCTGAAAGGTAATCGAGTTGAGCAGGCGGCCAGAATCAATCAGCAGTTTGTGTCCCGCACCGTATTTCTTCGGGTCCTTCTTGATTGTGTTCGGCGAGAGCGGCACCCAGGAATTTGCAGGCACGCCCTGCTCGCGGAAGGTGCGGCGCACCGAGACGAGCATGGACATGCCAATCTGGCGCATCAGCTCGTCGTTCTCCTGCAAGGAGAGACGGAAGCGCCCGAGCGCCACCAGCGCACGGCTTGCGTCCACCTTGATGACTTCTGTCGCCATTTAAATGAACCCTTCCAGATGACAGTCGCGGAAACGCAGGTGCTCATCTTTTTCTGACGCTTCCGGCCCGGCGAGCGAGCCTTGCGGCGTCTGCGCAGTTGCGGGCTGGTCGAGCGAGGCTTTCGCGCTGGAGATGTCCTTGAGAAAGTCCATCGCCTGCTGAAAGCGCTGCTGTACGGTGTCTGAAATGCGTGTTTCGCGCCTGCGGCTGAAGAGCAGATAGACGGCAATGTCCAGCGTCAGCGACTTGACTGTATCGCTCTGCTGCAACGGTGTGACATATCGCGCGCGGCAGTAGCTGTCTACGCGGCCCGATGCCTCCTCAAGCGCTGCGGCGACGATCTGCGTGTTCACCTGCCCGGTGTTCGCATCATCGGTCAGCTCGATGAGGTCCTTCTGTGACATGCGCAGCGGGACAAGGTCGGTCTGGGTCGCGTAGGCCACAGCTACTCCTCTGTCTTGCTTGGCTCAACTACTTTCAGCCCGAGTAGCGGCTTTGCGTCTTCTCGCGTCAGCTCCACCGTCTCGCCTGCCACATAATGCTTCCCGTTGTGGCGCAGCGCCTGAAGTACGCGATACTTCTCCGCAGGACCACTCTGTTTTTGCTTTGCCATTGCCTTTCCTCCGTTCGTGTGCGAAAAAGGCGCGCATCTTGCGAGCGCGCCTCAATCTTGTTTGGCGCGATTATCCCTCGATGTCGCTGGGAATCTGGCCCATCGGCGGCGCAGTCACAGCGTTCAGGATCGGGATCGCAGTTTCTGGCGCGGTGACTTCGATGCCGTAGTACCAGTCGACCGAGAGCCAGTCGCGCTTTGCATCGCGGAAAGGATCGGGGAACTCAATCACACCGTAGCCATCCACCGTGTCCGGCGGCCCAGGCAGTTGGTTGCCCTTGTCATCGGAGCCGCCCGTCCAGACGAACGTCTTCAGGCAGCTGACGTCCTGCATGGTCGGCGCAGCCTGCGCGTAAGCCAGCACGGCATTGTTGCCCCAGACGAAGCTGGCATTGTTGCCCTTGTCGAGCTGAATGGCACTGGCCACCAGCACCTGGACTCCGAAGGCCGCGCTCAACTGCTCTACAGAAACAGCGCCCTGCGGATTGGTGTACTTGAAGCGCTCAATGATATCCGGGTGGTTGCGCAGCTTGGTGAATACCGGGTCGGAGAGCAGCAGCACCATGTCGCTGTCCTGAATGCCGGACTGCCGCAGCAGCGCTTTGTAGGCGTCTACGACCACGATGGGATGCGAGCCGTCGTTGCCCGTGTTCGGCACAGATGGATATGCGTCCCACATCGAAGTGCCGGAGAGCGTCACGCCATTGGGGAAATTGCTCAGGTTGAGCAGCGTCTGCGCGATGCGCACTTCGCGGTCCAGATTGATCTGGTTGATGAGCTGCTGCGTCAGTTGCTTCTTGGTCGAGAAGCCAAGCCCGAGGCCGTACTGTTCCGACTCGTACGGCACATTGCCGCTGAGCGCGTGCGATTCGCACATATACGGCTTGGTGCTGTAGCCGCGCCGCACAGTGATAGGACGGTCGCCCGGAGCGCGCAGCGTGGAGCCAGGCACGCGCCAGTCGTCGCGGTTCCACACCACATACTGGAAGCTCTGCCGGGCCACGGGAACGCGCGGCGCGAGCCGTTCGCCCACGAATGCATTATTACGGAACTCCTTGGCAAAGTTGCTCAGCGCAACGTTGAGAGCTCCGACTGGCATGGTAGGTACAAATGCACCCATTGATGTTTCCTCCTGCCCTCGCGGGGCGAAAAATTCTGCTTAAAGGCCCCATCCGCCGCTTACGGATGCGTCGCCTGAGACAAAAACACATAGCCGGTGATGTAATCGCCAGCGTTCGGATTACCGCTCAGCGCGCGCGCCACGATGCGATTGCCTGCGGCCGCAGGCACGAACTGCCCGGTGGCGTTGATGGCCAGGTCCTGTCCCGGCGTGACCGCTGCGCCGATCTGGAGCACGGCCTGCCCCTCCTCGATGACAGCGATGGGCAGCTCAAGAGAAACAGCGTCTTCCTCGACCACACCCTGAATTGCGCCTCCGGCCGTGGTGGCCAGCGTCGCATGATACTCGTCCGCGCCGTACACGACTGCGAGGCCGCGCCCCAGCGGGAGCGCGGCGGGCAGCAGGCTTTCCTTCACTTGCGGGCCTTTCGGCCCTTTTACTTCCACGTTGATGTTTGCCATCTGAAAATCCTTTCGTCAGCTAGAGTGTGGTGGCCGCGGCGCAACTAGACGGCGCCTGCGCGGGCTGCGCCGGGCAACGTCAGCTCCGGCTGCTCGGCAACGATCTGGTCGAGCGCTTCGGAGAAGGTAATGTTCTTCTCTTTCTGGCGCTGCTTTGCAGCATCGGTCAGCGGATCGCCGGTGCTTCCATTCGCGCTGCGCACCGTGGCCCCGCTGTAATGCGTACCAGCGGGCACGATCTGCGGCAGCCCTTCGAGGAACAGCACCAGCGTTTCGAGCGGCGTGACCTGCTTTTTTGCGCTGCCTTCGCCGAACTCCACGGTCGTGGTGGTCTTCGCCAGCTCATCGAAGACCAGGCCGAGTCCCATCTTGTCGAAGGCCGGAATCCACTTGCCCGAAGACTTCAGGCGAGTGACGGCTTCCGTGCTGCGCTGCTTCACTTCAGAGCCAGCCATCTTCTGCTCGCGCTCGCTGAAGGCAACGGTCTGTTTCTTCAGCTCATCTTCGAGCTGCGTGACCTTTGCCTGGAAGGGCGCGACGGCTTCAGCGGCAATGCGTTTTACATCTTCCTCACTGAATGTCTTGACGGCAGGGGCCGCGCCAAACTTCTCGCGGAACCACGCTTCCAGGCGTTCGCTGAAAGTTTTCTGATCGTTGTCCAAAGTTTCCTCCTCGCCGAAGCTCACCTCAATGAACTCGCGGCCGCTGTCGCTGAATTTGACGTCCTGTAGCCCTTTGACCTCCGGTGGTTGCGCGCCAAGATAGGCCACATGGCGCAGTCCGGAGATTTTCCCCGTCGCGTCCTGATAGAACGCGGCGGAACGCTTCTTGAACCGGCCCTGCTTGCGGGCCTCATGAAACTGCGAATCCACCTGCTTCTCTTTGGCGAGCAATGTATCGCCATCGAGTGCAAGACGCTCAATCCATCCATAGGCAGGCAGATTGTCTTTCGGATGGCCCACGCAGACCGGGGCCTCGTGATAGGTGGGGTCGTAATTCCGAATCACGCGCTCAAGGTCGCTGCGCGTAATTACGCCTTTGCCCTGCGCGGAGTAATCTCCTGCGCGGAAAATTTCAACCCAGGGCGAGGACTGCTCGGCGTGTTCAGAGCTTTTGCAGTATTTGTCCTCGAAGTCTTTGGTGTCGAGGCCAGCGCGTTTCGCGGCAGCCGCGATTTTACGCGCCGTGGCGGGCATCGCAGATTCAGGAACATGCTTTTCATGCCCAAAGAGATTGAGTGCAGATTCGATGTGGTCTTTATCAATCGGCAGGTGCCACGTCGAAATGTCCTTCGCATCGCCGACGTATGCGAACTGGTCGGCGGTCAGCGGCTTGCCATCTACTGTTTTAGTGAGTTCGGCCACGAGATGAATGTACGCGGGCGCAAGCAGATGCGATGAGGAAGAGGCAAGGCGCGCGAAAGGCGCGAAAGTTGCAATAGTTATGCCTGTTTATGCGTGCAGGAGGTTATGGAAGCCCTTCTGCGGCACGAGCACCCGCGCCAGCAATGGTAGCCGATCGAGGCCGCTCTCATCGCTGCCTTTGGGCGCTTCGCCTTCCGGAATCGGAACGACCGAGCAGCGGCAGTTGAATCCACTCGGAGGATATATCTTCAGCCACACCGGATCAATCGCGCGCGCGCAGAAACCGTCGAGGACCGCGTGTTCCGGCCTTACGCGCAGGTCGCCAACCGTCCAGTACTGCCAGAACGGCAACGCCTCCATCATGTGCGGTTCACGCATCTGCGCCAGGCGGCCGGAGCTGTAAGCCTTCTGCATCGCGGTCTGAAAGGCAGTGTCGAGCGTGAAGGCGTTGATTTGCGCTACACCCTCTTCAGCGGTGAGCTTGTTTACCGCCGCGCGAAATTCGGCTGCCGTGCCGCCTTTGCTCGCGATCTCCGCGAGCTGCTCCCGTATCTTCTGCACCAGGCGCACATCGCTTGCGCCAGCCAGCGTGAAGGCATCTTTGCGATATTGCGCGGTGAGTCCGTCAAAGACATCGCGCGTGACTGGAACGAGCTGCGTGATGTAACCGGCCACGTCTTCGGTGGGAAGGTCGAAGCTGATGCCCGCGCTCAAAAGCGCGTCATTGTCCGCTTCATCGAAGCGCACAGAACCGGCAGCGGCGCTCAGCGGGAGCTTGCGCTTTGTCTTGAGATAACCGTGACGCAGGATTTGTAGTCGTCCGAGCATGTCGGCGGCCGCGAGCTTGCGCGCCAGCACTTCGCCCAGGCGCGGGACAAATGCGTTGTCCCGCGCGAGGACGTGATGAAAGCGAAGCGGCATTATGCCGCCTCCAATCGCTTCGCCGCCATTTCGCAGAATGCTTCCTCGCGCTCGACGCCGATGGCCGTACGGCCGAGCTCGCGCGCGGCGAGCAACGTCGTGCCTGAGCCAGCGAAGGGGTCGAGGATGGTCTTGCACTCTTCCGGGGCCTGTTGGATGCACCAGCGCATGAGCGGCAATGGCTTCTGCGCGCGGTGGACGCGCTTTTCCTTGTGCTTCATATCTTCCTGCAGGAAGCCGTTCCAGCGCCACTTCAGCTTGCGCACAGGCTTGTCGAGGTTTGTCCAGGCCAACTCGCAGTCCGCGTAATCTGTTTTGCCATTGTCTTTGTCCCAGACCAGCCAACAGCGGGCAGGCGGCAGAGGGAAATAGTTTCCGCCAAAGATGATTTGCCAGCGCGATATCTCGCGCATGAGATCGAACATCCAGCGCGGCGGTGGTGCGTCGTCCCAGTCATAGACGCCGTAATCGCGGGATTGGATGATCTTCTTTCCTCTAAGCAGACCGCTCATTGTGCGTTTCCTTTTGCCCCCCCCGAAACGTTTCCCAGCCACGCCAATTCCATAGGGAGGATCAGTGCAGATCAAATCAGCTTTCATGGTTGGCAGTAACTCACGGCAGTCGGCGTGATAAAGAGCGATTCCATCGCGCTCGAAATATGGTTTCATCAGCAGGTGTCCTCATTGTTCTTATTCCGTTGTGTGGACTGGGATGGCCGCCGCAGCAATGTCGCGCGCGCGCTCGGCGAGTAGCGGCTCCACGCCCTCTTTGAGCTGCGCGAATAGCTTGTCGAATTCGCGCAGCTCATGCTCGTTCTCCGCGAAGGAACTGACGCGGTCGGTCATGTTCACCTGCGGCGCATTGGTATTCGGAGTAAGCACCTGTTCCGGGTCTTCGCCGACGGCCATCGGCACATCGTAGCGGTCGGCCACATAGCCCACGGTGAACTGCTTGCCCATACGCTGCAGGCCCGAATCTATCGCCAGCCGCTTGGCCAGGTCTTCTTCCTGCTCGAGGTCAAAGCTCCATGTTGGCATCGGCGCATCCGGGCCGAAGTTCCACAGCACCAGCGGACGCACGAGCTGGCGGTTGATGACCGAGGCCACCGCGCGGCACAGCTCGACCGTGCGCTTCTCAAGCGTATCAGCGTGGACTTCGCCCTGCGCCTTCGCGCCTGTTCCCCCTTCATTGCCAAAACTGGTGAGCGTCTCGCCCAATATCTTGCGGGCGATGGAGTACTGCATCGCCTGGAAAAAACGCTCATAGACCGCCGGGTCCTGCGAACGCGCGATCTTCAGCAGGTCCGCGTCGTAATTGAAGCTCTGCGGGACAGCGATGGCTACATTGTCAATGATGGCCTGTGCAATCGCGGCCGCCTGCTGTCGCTCAGCCACATTGTCGGGATCGTTATAGCGCACGACGGCCGTGCCCGGTCCTTTCTCCGCAAACTGCACCCAGAGGCGCTGGACGTTGCGCTTGAACCAGCTCGGCCAGAAGACAGCTTTGAGCAGCGGACGGCCCATGCGGTTGCGCGCGCGCTTGCGATAGGTGAATACGATGAACTTCTCTTCCGGTACCGCTTCGCCCGTCGAGGCCCACGGCTGTGAGAGGAACTGCAACGGACCCACCTGCGGCTGATAGCGCGGCCCGAAGAGGAACAGCTCCTGCGGGCAGTCATTGATCTCGACCAGTGACGCCTGCCCCATGCTGGTGTCAAAGACCATCTCCTGCACGCTGAAGCCATAGCCAGGCGCGTCGAGAATGCAGTCGAGCACGGAGTGAAAGTCCGGCAGCTTGTTGAGCTGGCCTTCGATGAACTTTGCTACATCAAGCGCCTGCTGGCTGTCGTCGCCGGGTGTCACGCTGCGGTCGCGCTCGAGCACGCTGAGGCGCAATGTGTCGAGCGCATTGGCCACGTCTTCGTCTTTGTCTTCGAGCTCGCGGAAGAGCATGATGGCCTGCGGCTGGTTGTAAACCATCGTCGCCCAGATGGTGCTCGGGTCGCGCATCCCGCCGAAGGCCAGCGAGTTGCGGTAGAGCGATATCTGTGCCTCGTAGAGCGCCTGCTGCGAGACAATCTCGCCGCGCGGAGGAAGTGGAGGTGCGGTTTGTGCGGCCATCATAAGTAGCCTCCCAGGCGTGAATATGAGGTGGGCAGCGGCGGTGCCTGCATTCCAAGCTGAAGCGGGCTGGATTCGGCAGCGAAATCCGCCAGCGCCTTCGCCCAGAAAGCATCGGCGTGCGCGTATTTCTTTTTCTTTGCTCCGCCTGCGACGGCGGTATCCACTTCAATGCGTGGCGCGTCGAAGGTCACACCGCTGGCCGTGGACTCGCGTTTGATTGCCATGAGCTCGGTGCGAATCTGGGCGGAAAATGGAATGCGGCTGGCGCGTTTTTCGAGTTTTTTCTTGATCCGAACAGCGAGGTCGGTCTTCATCTTCACGCCATTGTCATTGCTGCCAGCAAAGCTCACGCCCATGATGCATCCAGCGTTCTTCTCTTCAAGCCCGTCCACCAGAGCGACGCCCATGCCGGTGCGGTCAATCGCTGTGCGCAGCGTATGCTTCACCACGGGATTGAGCAGCCGTACCTGCTTCGGGAACGGTGTCGCATAAATCCAGACTACGGCCCGCGTCCAGGAAACATCGCCGACCTGCTCATCGAGCCAGAGCGTCGTGGCATCATGGTCGCGGCCCACGTCAATGCCCGCGTAATAGACGCCGCCCAGCTCCATCTTCTCGACAATCGCGTCGAGCGCGTTGTCCGGTGAATCGGCCCCAAGCACGATCAGCGGGCAGTCGAGATGCGGCTCTTCGCACATGCTGACCAAGTCGAGCGGCAGCCATGAGCCAGTGCTTTTCAGGAAGACGCAGTAGAACTCCTGCGCGATGATGTCCTCGTCTTTAATGAGGTCGCGCATCTCCTGCATGTTGATCGGGCAGCCGTCGGCAATCGCCATATCGGCATTGATCCAATGCACGGACCAGCCTTTGTGTGTCTGGAAATTGTGCGCAGGCGGGATGCCTTCTATCAGGCCCAGCTCTTTGCAGAGGTCATAGAACTTGCCCTGTTCACCGTTCGGCGTCGAAAGCACGCGCACTTTGTGGCCGAGCGCCACCTGCCGCGTAATCGCCGCCCAGATCGAATAGCTGTCCTCGTGGTGCGCAAACTCATCGAGGATGGCGTTGCCGGGATAGCCGCGCGCCGTGCGCGGATTCGCTGGCAGCGCAATCAACCGTGCGCCATTGGGCATCGCGACACGCTGCTGAATGGCTTCGATGCGGCCCAGCTCGTCATACCAGTCTTCATCGTGATAGAGCTGCGACGCGCCATACATCAGCTCAATCAGCTTGTGGCAGGTCTCGATGAACTCGACCGACTGCGCTTTTGAAGCGCTGAGCACAGTCCATGTCGTATTCGGCGTGATGAGGCAATCTTCAACCGCCTCAAGCGCCGTGGCAAAGGAAAAGCCGATGCGCGCGGACTTGACTGCGATCTTGAAGCGCGATTTGTCGTTGACCCAACGCTTCTGATATTCGCGCAGCGGGAGTGCCGGAGACAGTTCAGGCATGGTCCTGCTTCTCCACCGGCGGCAGGCCGAAGACGCGTTCGCGCAGGCGGTTCAGGTCGTTCACCGTCAGCTCACCCTTGCTCAGCTTTTTGGCTGCTTTCTCAGTCTCGGCTTCGAGCTTGCGCCGCATCAGTTCTTCGCGCGCTTCAAGCGCCTTGATCTTGCGCTCATCCACAGCGACGGCACGCTCGCGGATATCATTCGATCGCGATTGTTGGACAATTTCCGCCAGCGCCAGCAGCGCCTTCGCCGCATCCTTCTGCGATTTCGAGTCGCTGGCCTGCAACATGCTGAAGATGATGTCGCGCGCGGCATTCATCACCGCCTCGTTCGTCTTGTCGAGTCCAGCAGCGGCGAACATCTTCGCGATGGACCGCGCCTGCTCCGCGCGCTCCAGCACTTCGGCCGCCACCTGCTCCACGCGCACGTCGTACCAGCGGTGCAGGTTCGAGTGCGGAATGCGCAAGTCGGGGAAAAGTTCGAGGACCGCCGTCGGCAGCGCGTCCCAGTTCACGAAGCCGCCCTTATCTAGCGGCAACGAGGAAAGCTCCTCGATTTCTAACCACGTCTTGCCCTGCGCTCGCAGCTTCTGGATGGCGTCGCGCACCTCGACCGGGAGCCGGTCTATCTTCAAAGGCTGTCGCGTGCGGCGCTTTTCGCCCGTCTTTGGTCTTGTCGCCATAGCGCCTCAGTCAAACAAAACGTCTTCATTGCTCTTGCGGCGTGTCACCAGGCCGACACCGGCCGACGTCAGCTCGATCTGCTTGATCTCTACGCGGCCCGTGAACTCATTTGTCTGCTGGTCGAAGCGCAGATAGCCCAGCACCTGAAGGTCCTGCAACATGGTCAGCACCTGATTGCGGCCCATGTTGTAGCCCATGTCCTGCAGGATGCACCAGACTTCGTAGTCATCCATGCGCGACATCTGCTGCTCGTGGCCGTAGCGCACCATCTTGAGGATGATTCCCCGTTTACGCCTGATCTGTATCAGTTCCGAGCTCATCTTTTTTCAGACCTTCCCAAGGCATCTTTGCGTGCAACCGCCGCAGCGAGTCGCCCACCGCTTCCAGCATTTCGTCCTGGCGGTCCAGCCGCTCGTACAGGTGCGGCAGCTCGCGCGAAACATAAATGCTCATCCTCTGCACTTCCTCAAACTGGCGGCTCCCCTGGTCCGCCAGGCGTGTCAACGCATCGGCCGTCCGCGCCGATGCCTGCGCGCCTTCCTTCGCGCTCTCAGCAATCATGCTCACGCTCTCCCGCAGCGTGGCATTCACGCCGGACAAAAATGTGCCCAGCGTGAAGATGGCCAGGAGCGCTATCAAAAAGGCAGGCCCCCAGGACTGCAGCAGGGCAAAGGCCCGCTCCGGCTGGCGTTGCAGCAGCTCGTAGCCGCCCAGCACCACCGCTGCGCCGCTCGCTCCGCCCAGGGCGATGCTCACATTCCGCAGCAGGCCCCGGCGGAAGCCGATCCGCAGGTCGGTCGGTTTCCCGCCCAGGTCGAGGCCGGTCATAAGCCCCCCCGAAAACCCGAAATTGGCCCCCCAAAGAACCCCTGATTCCCCAAATCTGCCAAATCTGCCATCTCGACCCGCTCTGGAATACCCAAATTAAATCTGACAAAATTTTCTAAGGCGTTTTCTCGCCCCGGATGACCCTTACCCCCATCCCGAGGCCACGGACGCCTTAAAACGCCTTTAAACGCGAAATTTCGCGTTTTACGAAAAATCAACAACTTACGGCCTCCCTCACGCCCTTCGGGCTGGTTTGCCTCCCGGGCGCGAGTTCGGCCCTTCATCATTGGGTAAATCGCTAGACCTTTTTGGTCACTTCAGCCTTCACGTCGGCGATGTCCTGCTTGATGCGCGTCTCGACACCCTGCAGCAGCTTCTCAACATACATCTTGATCTCACCGATCAGGTTCTTCCCGAAGACCCGCTCCACCAGTAGCCCGGTGGCCAGCCCTACGCCTGCGCCAATCAGAAACTCCATTTGCATCCTCCTATTGCTGCGGCCTGCTGGCCGCACGGTTACTCCACGCCTCAGTCAGCCGGTTGACACCGTAGGTCGCCGCCGCGATGGCGGAAACAAACCCCGTGAGCGCGCCGACAAATTCCGCGATCTCTGAGAGCCGCAGCGGACTCCGCACCAGAAACAGCAGCCCGGTGATCCAGCCGCAGGCAAAGACCACCACCAGCAGCAGGCACAGCCGCGAGCTCGATCCGACGCCGTCTTCGCTGAGAACTTCGCGCAGCCAGGCTTTGATCGCAGCTACCACTTGTGACCTGCCACATAGCCCACGCCCGCGCCGATGGCGGCCCACTTCGCGGCGGTCAGCGTGCGGTGCATCCAGCTCCCGCCCTTGGCCGTCGCAATCCACTCGTCGCGCTGCGCCTTCGTGGCATTCAGCTCGGCCGCAAGGTCGGTCTTGTCCTTCGCGCAGGCATCGAGCCGCGCCTGCGTCTCGTCGCAGGAAAGTTTGTAATCGCGCAACGTGCTCAGGTCCGCTGCCGGAATCTCGACCACCGGCGCGGATGGCAGCGTCTCCTGCTTGCCGTCCACGACCGCCGTTACCGCAGGGCGCTCGACCACAACCAACGGCTGCGGCAGCCTGGGAAAGAGCTTTGCGGTCCCGGTCACAAACTGCTGCGGTGTGACCGGCTGCTTCTTCTCCGCTTCGAGCGCCGCGATCCGCTGCTCGAGGTCGGCCGCCGTCTTCGCCTGGTCAGCTTTGGCCGCGTCAATGACCTCCTGTTGGGCCGCCTGGACGCTCTCCGCCTGGACGCGGGCCTCGTGCTCACGCCGCCACTCATGCGCGGCAAAAACCACCGCTACCATCAGCAGAACAATCAGGGCCGCGTGCACTTTATCGCGCGTGGTCATGCCGCCACCTCGCTCGCCGCTGCCGGAGCGGCGTTCGGATCGGGCGGCACATCGTATTGCGTCAGGTCGTATTCTTTTACCAGTTCCATCAGCAGCGCCGCGTAATCAGGATTGGTCGAGTACCCGCAGCGCTGGAGCTGCTGAGCAAATCCCCCCACATCGCCGCGCGCCTGCATGGCAGCCCTATAGCGCGGAGTCAGGGCCAACAGCCGCGCGTGCGCGGCAAAACACATGGCAGGAGAAGGATATTTAGCGAACGCGGCCATCACCTGCGTTCTGCGCCCGTCTACAAACTCGGTCGTCGGAAATTCTTCATAGCCGTCCGGCGCTGCCGACGCAGCGGCCTTGATGCCGAAGAAGTTGTTGCAGCGCTTCGCCAGCGCGCTCTGGCCCCAGCCGGATTCAAGGATGGCCTGGGCAATTGTGACCGAAGCGGGAACGCCATAGACGCGCTGCGAAGACTGCGCCGCAGGCACCACATTGCGCAGAAAATCTGATTGCTGCTGGTTCATGAGGCCACCGCCACGGCCTGCGCTTCATATGCGGCGCGTCGGGTCAGCCAGCATTTTGCGCAGAAGTGAAAGAGGACAGAGCGGAAGACGCGCGAGGTGCCCCGGCCGTGAAAAACACGGGAGCAGTGGGAGCATTTGATGGCGCGGCCTTGTTTCGGCATGTCTCACCTCAGCCGAACGGCCATGCGCTTGGACGAGCGCGACGCGGAGCAGCCAACTGCGAACCGGTCCGCGGCTTACGCGCTCTGCTCTGGCACTCCGCGATTCTCCTTTCGGCGAAGTTCGCGGTTCCGACCGTTCAGGTCTGTGGCAAGACTATGGCGCAGCAACGCTGCGCCATGAGAGACAGGAAAGGGATGAAAAAGATGCAATACCGACGGAAATTTAAGTGAAGAGAAAATGCAGGATGAGGTAAACAAGCCCGGCTGAAAGCGAGTAGAGCCAAAGGCCGCAGAACACCCCCCAGATGATCATGCGAAAGGTGACCGGATGTGGCGGCGCAGCCGGTGCCGCAAGCATGGTGGACGTCGGCCGCTCTCCTGCTTCGCAGGCCCCGTGCCGGTCAGTAAAGAACCCGGCAAATTCACCACAGTAAATGCACTTAGGCATAAGATCAATCTCCTAAGCTGTGGATAGCACTATCCACGGCCTTCTGAAGCTCCGGCAGTTTAGATATTGGGAGAAACACCTTTGCCTGTTCGGAATAGACCGCCAGGGAATCACCGTCATGACCATGAAACGCGGACGCGCTGAAAGAATCCTTGGAAACGAACGAGGTTTCTACATATTCACTGGAGGTCGGATGCCTCCAGGGGCTATCAGGTTGATTTAAATAAGCGAGGGCGGATTGAAGGTCCTTTAACTCATCGAGATCAAGAAATGAGCTTCCCTTCGTTTGCGTCGCATACTCGGAGAAAATAAAGCCTTCCGCCACCTCAATCAGACACCCTTTCTGGCCCGATTTCTCTTGTTGGGGTTGGTAAACCCAAACAGCCTGCACCGATACATGACCAGGAATTTCATCGGTAGTTGTTTTGTCCTCAAAGACGGCCTGTTCCCCATAGAAGTGCTTAATGAGCACCACGTCGGTTCGCGCCAACAGCTTCTTGATTGCAGGCTCTGGCTTTTCGAGATTGGTAGTGTCTTTCCTTGCACAGCCCACCAGTAGGAGAACACAGCAAAACAGGACTTTCATCTTTCCTCTCAATGCACAACGGAAAATGAACAACGCAGAATCTGGGAAAATTAAGCACCAAAGTATCTGTATGTGATCATTGAATCTTTTTTTTCTTTGACACTTCAGGGGCAGGAGCATCAGCTATCCATTTCACAAGGCGCCCAACGATGCTCCCCTCCCCGCTGGGGCGCAGCAAACGCGCTTCAGCATTAGGGCGCAAGGGCAACAAAAGGTAGGCCGCGCCGTCTTTGCGGAGCTTCATTGGTTCGATTCCTTCTTCCGTTCGGACCGCAACGATCTGTCCGATGAGGCGATCAGGGTCACGCCAGTGAACATCAATCAGACCAATAATTTCCCCTTCCGTGAACGGGGAACTCAGGTTAGAGAATTTAACGGCATGGATGGCAGATTCGTGAGGAAACCATCCGGCAGGCAAAGGCAGAGAATCATCTATATTCACAGCTTCCAGAGCGTCCTTTGTCCCAAGTTTTTTGGGGTTTTTTAATAAAGGGATTTTACGCACTGGATTAACAATCGGTAAAGGTTGCGAACCACCCTTGCCTGTGGGAATTGCTTTCGCTATGACCTCAGTGGTTGCCATCAGGATTTCTGGCGGCATCGGGTTACCCAAGAAGTAAGTGTCCGGCACGCCCGCCTGGTCTAAAAAATACATCTTATCTGCTGGATCACCGGCCAGCTTTGCAATGCGCACGAAAGCGTCTGGAGTAGGACGGTTCTTTCCCTTTTCCCATTTTGAGATCGTTCCTTGGTCTGCATCGAGCGCCTCTGCGAATGCGCTCTGATTCATCCGCAGCTTTATACGAAGGGCCTTGATTCTGCTCCCGAGATCATCGGCGGACTTTTTTTTCACAGGCACACACTTTTTCCCTTGACGGGGTATGAAAGTGAGAATATTCTCACTTTCATAATGACGAGATATTCCACGGTTAATGTTATCCGAATCAGGGCAGAACTTGAAAAAGCTGCTCGATATCGTGGGATTTACACCAGGGTTGCACGCCAACTTGGAGTTTCCTCCCACCACGTCAAAGAAGTCGTTATGGGCCGTCGCCACTCGGTGAGAGTGATGCGTGCCTTCCAGCAGGAATTCAGTAAAATCGTGGATTCGGAGCGTGCTGCATGAGTTCATCACACGCTCATTCTGCGACAGTTAACCCCAGCAATGTAACCGAAAATGGTGCAAAAAATATTTCGGGTACTTCTACTGTTTCGCAGCCTCTTCTGTTCTCCGAAAACGGAGGGCCTGTTCTTGCGGGGTCTCTCAATGACGCTGCCCTGATTCGCAGCGTGCTGACCCGCTCAATCCGCAATAGCGGCAAGTCTCGCGCACAGATCGCCGATGAAATGTCATTTCTGGTCGGCAGCAAGATCACAGAGCGGCAACTCAATGGCTTCACCGCGGAATCCCGCGAAGATTACCCCTGGAAAGGTGAACTGGATCGCGCGTTCTGTTTTGTTACAGGCGACGACACCCTACTGAAGTGCAGGGCCGAATTAGCTGGCTACCGGGTCATCACCGAGCAAGAGGCTGAACTGTTGGAGTTGGGCCGTGAGTACCTTCGCCAGAAGCGGGCCAATGAAAGAGTTCAATTACTGGAAAAACGGCTTTCGGGGGTTGAAGTATGACGCGATCAGCGCGTTTTGCCGAGGCTCTACAGTTCCTGCATGCCGCAATTGCAGTTGCAGTCTATGGCTCTGTAGCGGCAGGTGAATCGCTTCCAGTATTGCCTCTCCAACGCATCATGCCGCTTGAAGAGGAATTTGCTGACGTATTCAGCATAAGACGTCCAATCATTCGCCGCATAAGCACCGTTATGCGGTGGGACCCAAGTCGTGGCCCTTTCGGTATTGACGATTTGGAGGAGAGGGGAATTCTGCTGCTGCGCAAGACAGACATACTGCCTTCGCAGGTGGTCCGGGCGACCGCCAACAAGCTCAACCAATCATCTGAACCTCCTCGCATTTCGCTTCGGCTCAAATCCTGCCAAGGCATCGCCTCTGCCGTGGCACGCGAGCTGAATTGTGATGAACGCTTTGTGCGCTGGTGCTGGAAACATGACCGCGCTGACCTCGACAAGCAATGGGAGCTCCTGCGTGGCGAGCTTCAGAAGATTCGCGCAGAAATTGCGGAGGGGCTGTTATGAGCGCGCAGGCGGCGATATACGTATTGCCTGCGCCTCCGGCCCCGGAGCAGGCGGGGGAATGGCTGACGGCCGAGCAGGTGATGGAGATCACCGGCTGGAGCGACCGCTGGCTGCGCGAGCAGGAGAAGCGTGGCCGGGTAGTTTCCAGGGAAACTACTCGCATCGCCCCCAATGGCCGCCGGGTCCGCGAATATCTTGCCGCCTCCTTACCGTCAGAGGCGAGCAGGAAGGTGGCTGGCGAAGAGAGTCCCGTGGGCGCACCACAACCCGCCCAGGTGCTCACTCTCTTTACCAGCCTGCCGCCGCCTTCTTCCGAAGTGGCCCGCGTGAAGCTGCCCGATCCGGACGACCAGGCGCAGGCCGAAGAGCGCTTCTCCATTCTCGAGCCAATCCTCGATTTTGCGCCCGAACGCTATGCTCAGCTTCGACTGGCCGACGGCCGCGCGGTCACCTCGCGCTCGCGTATGGTGCTCTATCAGGCTGAGACGCGCGGGGTCGCGCCACGCACGCTGAAGCTATGGCTCAAGCGTTACCGCGATGGCGGGTTCCCGGCGCTGGCCGACAAACAGCGCGCCGACAAGAACACCTCCCGCTGGTTCGCGCAAAACCCGAAAGCGGCCGCGTTGGCTGCCCACCTGCGCTTGAACTGCCAGCAAAGTTACCGCGTCTGCTACGAGGCCATCGTGGATGACGCAGAGCTGCTCGGCGTGACCCGATTGCCGAGCTATGACACGGTGCGCAACTGGCTGGCCAGCGCGCCGCCGTCACTTCAGACGTATGCGCTCAAAGGACGCCGCGCCTATCAGGAGCGGATGGCACCTTACATCAGCCGCAGTTACGGTGACGTCTTCGCCAACCAGGTCTGGGTCAGTGACCACATGATCCACGACGTGGAAGTGATGAACGACTGCTTCCCGGAAGCCCCCTTTGGCGCGCCGATCCGCCTGCGCTTCACCTGCCTGCTCGACTACCGGGCGCGCTATGTGGTCGGCGCAAGCTGGGCGTGGGAAGGCAGCTCGCGCTCGATTGCCACGGCCATGCGCCGGGCCTTCGCGCAGCATGACCCGTGCGAGCATTTCTACTGCGATAACGGCAAAGACTACCTGAAGGTCGCCAAAGGCGCGCAGCCTGCTTACCTTTCCGACCCGGCCGAAATCCGCGGCTGGCATGAGCAGGAGATGCGGCAGATCGAGCAGCAGGGCATCCTCGCCCGGCTCGGCATCAAGGTCACGCATTGCATTGTGCGGCACCCGCAATCGAAGCATGTTGAGCGCTTTTTCCGCACCCTGCACGAACGTTTCGACAAGCGCTTTTATCAGCACTACACCGGAGGCGCTTCCCACCTGCGTCCGGACGCCACCTCCGCAGCGATGGAGATGCACCGCAAGCTGATGAAGCACGGGCGCGTGAATGAATCATTGCATCCGCCCGCAAGCATCTTTATCGCGCTGTGCATGGCGTGGATCGAGGAGTATCACCAGACTGCCCATTCCGGCGACGGCATGGACGGCCGCACTCCGGCTGAGGTCTTCCTTTCAGAACAGGCCCCAGAGCGCAAAGCGCAACGCCCGGACAATCAGTCCCTGGCCCTGCTCCTGGCCGAGCAGACGCGCCGCAAGGTGCGCGAATGCGCGATTGAGCTGAACAAGCGCCGCTACATTCATTACGATGCCGTCTCGCGCGACATCCTGCATGAGCTGAACGACCGCGAGGTCGTCGTCGCCTATGATCCGCTCGACCCCGAAGGCGTCGCAATCCTCGATGATGCCGGGCATTTCCTCTGCTGGGCACGCGCGGAAGAGAAGCTCGGCTTCAATCCTGCTGACAAAGAAATTCAGCGCCGCATCGGCGAGAGCATGGCGGACCGCCGCCACCTCGAAAAGGCCGTGCGCAACACGCTCGATGGCATCAGCCGCGCAGCGCTTGCTAATGGCGCGCGCACCCCGGTCGAGATGCTGGCCGAACGCGCGAAGGTTTCTCCCGTCGTCGAGGGCGCGCTCACACATCGCGCCCCCAAACTCAAACCCGAACCTGCCGACATGAGCGCACCCCCGACGCCTGCCCAGGCAGCACGGATGTTCTTGGAGAAGCTCCGCAAATGAGCAAATGGCAAACCATCACAGAACCTCGCAAGCAGCAGCTTGACGCGACGGCGCAGCGCAGGCACCGCGTCCAGGCCGCGATCCGGGACTATCTCGACCGCACCGGGATGTCGCGCACAGACTTCGCGCGGCGTATCGGCTACGGCACAGCAACGCTGACCATGTTCCTGAACGACCGCTATCACCATGTCGGCGGAGACGACAGCCGCATCTCGAAGGCCGCGATTGAATTCATGACGCGCTACCCGGTCCAGGCCCCAAGCACCTTCGCCGGGACCATGTACGAGATCGGCAATGTGCGGGTGATGCGCTCGATCATCACCCGCTCACTTGAGCGTGCGCAGATATGGATGGCCTACGCGCCTCCCGGCTCCGGCAAAACGGATGTTGTCCGGTTCCTGATTGCCGAGCACAACAAGGTGCATGGCCTGGACAGCAAGCGGCAGATTTTCCATATCTACTGCCGCCAGGGCATCCGCCCGCGTGACCTGTTGCGCCGCGTCGCTTATGCCTGCGGCACCTCCGGAGCGGGCGAGATTGACCGTCTCATCGCCAACCTTCAGTGGGAATTCAAAGACAAGCGAGTGCTGCTGGTCTTCGATGAGGCGCAGCATCTCTCGATTGATTGCTTTGAGACGTTACGCGAGCTGTTTGACCAGGAGCCGCACTTCTCGCTGATGTTCACCGGGTCGCATGAGCTTGACCGCATCTTTACCGCGTTCTCCGGCACGCTCGAACAGCTTGAGCGCCGAGTCACTGATAAGGTCACACTCCCGCCGGTGACACGCGAAGAAGCGGCAGGTATCGTCCGCAGCGAGCTGGCCGGGCTGGTGGATGACATAGATGACTCGCTGGTGCATGAGCAGATCGAGAAGGCCACGGTGCAGGTACGGGTGCGGCGCGAAACGCAGCGTTACATCTCCATTGGCCGGTTGATGGCTGCGCTGCGCGAAATCCGCGAAGGCCTGGCTCAAGCAGAAGTGGAAGACAAGGAGGAGGTGGTCGCATGAGCACCTACAAAGAGACCCTCCGCTGCAAATACGGAGTGATTCACTTCGAGGCCGCGCAGGTGGACCCGCTGATTGGCGGCGTTCCTCCTGAAGAAGTGAAGATCACGGTGCGCCCGCGCCAGCCGCGCCGTCTCGGCGACATGCTCTGCACCGTGTTCCTGGTCACAGTAGTGGTCTGGTTGCTGCTGGAGATCGCGCCAGCCTTCTTTGATGGCCGCGTGGCCCAGGTGGTGCGCTGATGATCTGCACCCCGCTCAAGCTCGACGACGGCGTCATCGCGATCATGTGCCGAAGCGGACGCAGACAGCGCTGCAAGTTTTGCAGCACCGGGAGCTGCACGAAGCTCTGCGACCATCCGGTCCGCAGCGGCACCTGCGACGCGCCGATGTGTGACCGCTGCGCCACCAGCGTCGGCCCGGAGATGGACTACTGCCCGCCGCACGCGCGGCATGCAGAAAAACAGCAGTCGCTCTTCGCGGCAGAGAAGGAGGCGAAGTAAATGGAGTATCCGAACTACCGCTGCGATGTTTGCGGCAAAGAAAAAGGCGAAGCCAACCACTGGTTCGCCGTACAGGCCATCGTCGAAATGGTCTTCAAGGCCATGACCTGGGAAGAAGCAACAGAAAGCCCGGCATTTTCCAGCTATGAGCATATCTGCGGCGAGGAATGCCTGCATAAACGGCTTGCGCAATGGCTCGCCATCAACAGCAAAAACACACCCGAATCATCGGAGGCAGCATGACACCAGAAATCACCCGGCCCACACCCGAGCAGGTGGATGAACTCGCGGCACGCTATGAGGCAGCCAAAGAGGCCCTCACTGAGAAGAAGACTGAATTCGAGTCCATTGAGCAGGAAGCCATCGAGATGGTCACGCAATTCGGCATCGTTCCGCCGTTCGCGGAGAAGTCGCGCCGCCTCAACGGCCGCGTCGCTGAGCTGACAGTGACCAAAGGTGACACGCTCACCGTCAATGATGACCGCGTGGCCGACCTCAAAGATGCGCTCGAAGCCAATGGACGCGGTGACTTCTTTCCGCGCCTGTTCACCCTGCGTTCAAAGTATGAAGTGGTCGAGGGCGCGGCCGACGCGCTCAAGCGCGAGCCGTTGCCGAAGCGCCTGGCGGAGAAGGTGCTCAATCTCTGGGGCCGCTGCATCACGGTCCGCTCAAAGAAACCGTCCCTCAAAGTCGTCATCGCTGGCCCGGACAAGCCAGCGAAGAAAGGCAGGAAATAAATGTGCAAACTCAGTGACCGTGAGCTTCAGGAACTTTGCATCCTGCAGGAAGTCAGCGAGCAGGAAAAGACCGTCAGCGAAATCGCTAGAGCGCTGGCCGACAACAAGTGGAACCTGTCTGCCGACGAAGTGTGGGCGCTGCTTGAAGAGATGCGATTACATCAACTGGTCTCCTTTAACTTCGACAATGTGCACCACCGTACCAATTGCTCAATCTCTCAGACCGGGAAACAGCGCCTCCGCGACCTCATCGAGACACGGGACGGAAAAGGCGAGTTCAGCGACCTGGTCGAGAAGACCACAAAGTTCCTCGACCAGAACTATCCGCAGTTCAGCCAAAAGAATGCCGAGGCCCTTCCGTCGGTCAATATTCAGCTCAGCGAAGATGCTCTTGATACATGGTGGAACCTGCTCTCACCAGAAGAAAAAGGCGAAGTCGCCAGCGCGCATTGGGAGAGCGAGCTGGCGAGCAGAACGCAGCTTCGCTTCTGCGGAAAGGACGCACGATGACCGTAGCTTCGCTGCTCGCAACCGCCGACGACAATATCGAAAAGGCAAAAGAAGACCTTACATTTCTGCGGCTTTATGTCGCGCGGGGAGAGGCGATCCCTGAGGAGCGGGTGGACGAATTCCGCGCGCGTCTGTCCGAGGTAATCGCGTGTTTTGGCCTGGCAATGAGAAGCGCTGACATCAAGCGCAGAAGGAGGGTGCAGTGATGGTGCGAAACCTGATTGCACTCGAATGCGATTCGTGCTCGCGGCTTTATCCTTCACTCGGCCCAATGGATGGAAATTGCGTCAGCGCCGCTGATCTGCGCGCGGATACAAGGTGCGATGGCTGGTCGCGCCGCAAGCTCGACACCTTCAAGCTGCGCGATCTCTGCCCGGATTGCACAAGGAAAGCAGGCAAGCGATGAACGGCCATCTGTTCCCAGACCGCGCGACCGAGATTGACCAGTACATCGCGCAGCTGCTGGTCGGCGAAAGCGGCGGCCCATTCGGCCTGCGGCTCTCGCCGGAAGAGAAGGCCGTGTTGCAGGCCGTCCGCTACCATCGCGGTGCTGCGAATGCTGTGCCGATCCGGGTGCTCGCGGACCGACTGAAGATGAGCGACCGCCAGATCAAGCTCATCGTGCGCACGCTGCGCATCGGCTTCCGTCTGCCCATTGGCAGCTCCAAGCATGGAACGGATGGCGGGTACTTCATCATCATCACTCCCGAAGACCAGGCGGTATTTCTGAAAGGCCCGCTCGACCAGATTCGCGCAGAGCTTGAAGTCGTCCGCGCCGTGGCCGGCCGCCAGTCAGCCCTGGAACTGCTCGGCCAACTACAACTGGAGGCAAAGCCATGAGCGAGCGGAAGCCCAAAGTGTGTTGTGTCCCGGCTTGCATCGCACTCATATCCGAGGACCACCTGATGTGCGCGCGACATTGGAAAAAGGTTTCGCTGCGTGCGCAGATGGAAGTTTACCGCGCACTCGATGAATGGAAGCAGGGCGGCAGCGTGCGCGAATATCTTCTGGCCACCTTGCGCGCGCAGCTCGATGTAGCCGAGGCGGAAAAGAAGACGCGCGTCATGGACGTACTGAAAAAAGAGATTGCAGCCATCGAAGCGCGCATTGCGAAGAAGGCGGAGGTGCTGGCATGAGGCCGCGCAAGACCATTCTCTGTGTAGATGACAACGAAGTCGTCCTCAGTCTTCGCCGCATGGTGCTTGAAGCGCACGGATACCGCGTGCAAACAGCGATGAGCGGCAGCGAGGCCATGATGATCTTCGAACGTGAACGGCCTTATCTGGTGCTGGCCGACCTCATCATGCCAGGCATGAGCGGAGACGACCTCGCAGTTCGTCTCAAGGCCATAGACGCGGACGTGCCGGTGGTCGTTTACAGCGCGGCCACGAAGAACGCTGAAACAGCACTGAACGCTGACGCTTTCCTGCCCAAAGGTACGAATCCGGCAGAGATGCTTTATCAGATTAAGCTGCTTGCGGCCCGCAAACGCGGCCCGCGCAAAAAAGATTCTGTGCACAGGATGGCGGCACGCTCTTCAGCGCACGCCGAAATACTCCGGAGGTCAGCATGACGAAATGGTGCATTTTATGCGCACGGCAGGGACGCTCGGCACCCTCTACCTGTCTGCTTGACGGAGATCCGCTTTGCACAGTTTGCGCTAAAGCTGAGTCGGCGGGCGGCGGCAATGAGCCAGTGTATTTCCAGCAAAAGGAGAAATCAGTGAGCGGCAAAAGGATATCCGATGAAATCCGCAATGCGATTGTGCAGGAAGACCCAAGTATTTCGCACACCGATCTGGCCAGGAAGTATGGTATCAGCGATGTCGCTGTCCTCACCATTCGCAAGAAGGCGGGTGTGTGGAAGCCGCTACGTCCTGGCACTCGCCGAAACAATCTCCCCGCGGTGCGGCATCCAAAGCCGCGCCCTGCCCACACACCCACTCTCTCGAATGCGCATGAGCCGTCGGTAGAGATTCGCTTCTGCCTTACGCAGCAAGGCGCAGACAACATCTGGCGCAAGCTGGGCCTCTCTGATAAAGCCAGGGCGCTGACCGCCGCTTTGCAATCGGCCCTGGAGGAAGCATGAGCTTTCGCATGATTGCACAGCAGATCGGCGATCTGGTAGAGGCGAAGAATGCAGCTTACGGCAGCAGCTTCGCTAAAACCAGCGGCTTCCTCGGCCTGCTCTACCCGAATGGCATTCTGCCTGAGCAGTATGCCGACGCATTGCTCATCACGCGCATCTTTGACAAGCTCCAGCGCATCGCCACGGACCGTGACGCGCTTGGTGAATCACCTTACAGAGATATCGCAGGGTACGGCATTCTCGGCGCGGCCCTGCATGAAAACGACAGAAAGGAAAACAATGGTCGAACTTCAGTGCCAGCGGCCAGGCTGCACAAACCTGGTCAAGCATCCTCGTCTTCGGTTCTGCTCGGAGAAATGCGTGCTCGCACAATATCGCGCAGAAATTCGCGGCCTGCAGTGCGAAGAATGCCGCAAGCTGCGCAAGCGCGGAAGACCACCAAAAAAGACCAGTGAGGTGGCGAAATGAGAGAACAGGAAATCAAACTCCAAGCCTATCGCGAGTGCCTGCATATATGCGAAGCCAATGGCGGAGGCGACGCGGCAGACGAAATCCGCCAGCTCATCAAGGCAGCGGAGCTGGGAAAGATCGAGGCATAGTCATGGAAGCGAAGATCACGCCCGCACAGATGAAGCGCCTGCAGGTGCTCTATTCGCAGCTTGTACGCACCACCTTTGATGGTGGCGATGGCAGCCGCGAAGCACGCCTGGCATGGGCGTCGCAGCTTCTCTGCCGCAGCGTGTCTTCGTTCCGCGATCTGACCCAGGGCGACGCCCGGCACCTCATTGACGTGACGCAACAGCAGCTCGGCGTCAAGGTGCCTGCCCGGAAGCGTGACCGCCTCAGCGGTGAAAAAGCGATGCAGGCCGGAACAGAAGGCCGCCGCGATGGCGAGCGCGGAAAGCATACGCTCGTTGGCCCGCGGGACCTGGCTCGCATCCAGTATGCGCTCGACCTGCTGGCCTGGACGCAGGAACAACTGGAGGGCTGGCTCCGCTCTCCGCGCTCGCCACTGGGCAAGCGCTCAAATCCATCCATTCGCACCGTCGGTGACGCGAACCGCGTATGGTGGGCGCTCAAGCGTATGGCGCAATCGCGCGGACTTTGGAAAGACGAAGAAGAATACAGGAGACGCACTGCATGACGCTGGAACAGGCCGCACAATTGTTCGTTGAAGCAGCCAACGAAGCTATCCTCCACAATGAACGGCTGGCGAAGGTGCTGCGCGCTCTCCATGCAGAGGGCATCCATGTGGAAGGCGTGCTTATCGAGGCGACCATGACGCGACAGCACAAGGCGGAACAGAGCGATGCCGACTTTCTGCGCCAGCTCCGCATCGTTCCCGATATCGAGGTGCGCGAATGAGCTTCCGCGTACCTGATCAGCTCCTGCTGCCGTGGCACCCGCGCCGCACCATCTCGGCCGCGCGTGCAGCCGAAATCCTCGACGTCTCCATCAACACCGTCTGCCGGATGATCGAAGATGGCACACTGCAGGCATACAAAGTGCGTCCGGACAAGTGGAACAGCCCGTGGCGCATCAACTACGACTCTCTGATGAAGTATGTAGACGAAATCCACGAACGCAACGGCCTGAGCAAGCGCTATGTGAGTGAATGATGGTGGTTGGCAGCTATTGCAGCTATTGCAGCTATTCCACCTCCCCCAAGAGATATTTGCCTTTGACGCGATTATGGTCTTATGGCAGCGGGCTACACGACCGTCTCTGGCACCAATCTAACCGACGCAAGCGGAAATAAAATCAGCAACGCCACCATCAGCTTCCAACCCTGCAACAGCCAGGGTGTCCCGCTTTCGTTTCAGGTGGGCGGCTCCGGGCAGGCCATCCAATCTCCCATCTCTGCCCAAGTCACGAATGGGGCCTTCAGTGTTGCGCTCGCAGACACTTCACTGACCCAGCCACAGAACATCTCGTATAAAGTCACCGTCACCGACAACGCCAGCGGTAACAGCCTTCTTGGTCCCGGATACCTGATCCAGCCGAGTGGAACGGTCTGGAGCTTCGATAACTTTGTCCCGAATCTGCCTGCGTTGCCGGTTGTTATGACGGTCCGCAGCCCGAACAATCGCGGCAACTGGGCAGCGAACACGGTCTACAGCCCGCTGGATTATTTCTTCTACCAGAACAGCAGCTATGTGGTGAATACGGGCTATCAGAGCGGCGCGAGCTTCGGTGCGATTGACACCGCCAACACCAGCATCTGGGCCGCTGGAGGGACGCTGTCAGGCACACTTTCTGCTCCTCTGGTTGCTCCGCAGGGCGCGACTGTCACCGGAGGATTGACCGCTGACGCGCTCACGCTGGCACAGCGTAAACAATCCACACTTGCAGGCGTTCCCCAGCGCCTGGGCTGGTACAACGCCGTGCTCGATTCGGCAAAAAAGATTCTGTCCGGCATTGACCTGGCTGGCGTCCAGCACTTCTTCTCCTCGCTCACGTTTCATGCAATCGCTACCTTTAAAAAGTCTGTGACAGTTGTGGGCAACGCCACATTTGGCTCCGTCACCTATGGCGGCGCCAACCGTTCGAGCAGCTTTCTTCATTCAGGATGGATCAATGCTGTCTTAGACAACGCCAACAAAATCCTCTACGGGCTGCATAGCAAGACTGGATTCAACTTTTTCACGAAAGCCGTATTCAACAAAGATGCCTACTTTCAGGGTGCGGTCAATATCAGTGGCGATCTCGGCCTCACTGAGGTGACGCTCGGCGACCAGCCTGCCAAGCAGCTCTCCGGCTTCGGCCGCAGCGGATGGATTTCGGCCGTCGTAGATTCATCTCGCAAAATCCTGATGGGCTTGAAGAGCGACAACACGCTCTGGGTCGGCGGTCAGCAGGTCGCCGTCGTCAGTTCAACTTCCGGTGTGCAGAACACCTTCGTAGATGCGGCCAACTATTCCGCATGGACCGCATCGGACAGCAGCTCGCACCTGCAAGTCATCTCGCGCGACAAGGCCGGCACGGGCGGAACGAAGCAGGTCACATCGGCAGGAAGCAATAATTTCAATCCGCGCTTCACATCCGACGGAACCAAAATCATCTTCAATACGGACCGCTCGCTCTATCCGCCGCTCGTTCGTGGACTCATGTATGTCCCCGCCGCAGGCGGCACGGAGTTTCCGGCCTTTCCGATTCAGCCTGGCACCGCAGTCTGCTGGGGCGATAGTCTTACGCAAGGCGGCGAAGATGGATCTGGCGTGACCTATGAGACAGCGCTGGCCTCACTGCTGAGCATCACGCTGGCCAACAAAGGCATCGGCGGTCAGACGAGCACGATGATTGCAGCGCGCCAGGGTGGCTATGTTCCTCAGCTCACCGTGAGCGGCAATGCAATTCCTGCAGCGCCTGGCTCCGTGCAGGTCACAGCGATTGACGGCAATAATATTCATGCCTGGTCGCAGTCTTACTGCATGTTTTTGTCGTCTGGAGCGGAAAACTATACGCATAGAGCTACAGGCTGGCTCGCCGGAATTCACGGCACCCTGAGCCGCACGGCGACCGGCGGTCCTCCGTCTACGAGCGAGACGTACACTTTTACGCCCGACGCAGGAACCACGGGCGCAGCCTGCCCGCCGAATACGCCGTGGATCGCCGATCCGCAAGGCACGGATGAGCAGTGGCAATTCATCTGGGTGGGACGCAATGATATCAAGCTCGGTACTGCGGCAGAAATCCAGACCGTGCAGAACAACATCACTGCGATGATCAGCTTCTGCAAGCCGCTCTACAAGAAAATCTGCCTGCTCGCCATCACAAACAAGCGTGACGGCACAGAGAACTCCGGCTCGACAAACTGGACCGCGATTACAGGACTCAATACCTGGATGCGCCAGACTTACCCTCAATACTTCGTCGTGGACGCGCAGGGCCGCGATGTGCGCCAGCGCCTCGTTGCCAGCTATAACCCCAACAACTCGCAGGACGTGACCGACTTCGGCAACGACGTTCCGCCGTCATCGCTCATGTTCGATGTTACGCACCCGAACCAGTATGGATTTGCCATTGTCGCGCAGATACTCAGCGAGTTCATCACCGCACGCAATCTTCTCAATTCATAGGAGTGAATCATGGCCGATATTTTGCAGTACACCAACTACACCAGCACCGATGCATCGCTCCCCACGCTCTATGCCGATGGCGCAATTGACGGAGGCACCCTGGTTGCCGCCGATTTTCTGGATCCGTCAGGATATCCGAACGGTGTTCTTCCCGTCGGCGCATTGTCTATCGGGCAGGCATTCCAGAACTACGTAGACCAATCTTTTTCTGACTTGGTCCTGAGCGGCGCAGGCAGCGCAGGTGGAGTCGGCACTACAGGGTTGACCTTCGACACTGTCGCCGAAACAATCGTTTTGCCTGCATCGTGCAAGCTCGCTGCGACAGCCACGCATTGGCTCGTCGGTGGATGGGTAAAGATCGGCGCGACTCAGCCTGGAACCGGCATTCCGTGCGGCGCAGCCTGCGCGGACACGAGCTATTATCAGTGGGTCTGGATGCAGTCCAATGGAGGCGCGCTGCAATACAACTTCCGCTCCGGGAATTCCACTGTGTCCTATACATTCCCGGGCGCAGGTGTCTACCAGGTCTTTGCGGAGTTCATCATCAGTGGCGGCAACATCACCACAAACGTGTATGTTGGGACTTCTACTTCTTCGCCTGTACTGGTGGGCACAACAACCGCTGCTGTTCCATCGGGAGGACTGCCGGTGCCGAATAATGCTCCGATGATCAATGTGAGCGCACCCTATGGCAGATCCTTCCAGGGCCAGATCGGCCGCTTCCTCTTCGAGGACCTGACCAAATCCGGTGCCGCCGCATCCGCCCTGGCATTCGTCCAGAACGACTACAACCTCAACAACGGCCGCTTCTCTTAAGCTATGATTTTTCATAGTTCCGTTGGATTTCGGCTGTACGAGGGTAAAAAAGGGCAGTTCCGTCGGAATGGAAAGTGCTCTCGTGCTCAATAACTATGCGGGTGTTGTGGGGTTTTCCACAACCTTATAACTATGGTCTAAAATCCAACGGAAGTCAGTTCCGTTGGATTTTTACGAGAAATCAATAGCTTAGCCCCAGAATCCAACGGAACTATGGGCGAGTGGTGCAAAAGAGCGACCAGTACGCGCGCGCGCCAGAAATGATGTGGAAAAGTGCCTCGCACCCGCGTCAATTCCCGCGATCTCGCACTATTTCCCGTAACATCCCACCAGTGCAAGATAATTCTCTTATTCACAGTTGAGCACTTGATGCGATTCCCCCAGCCACAGGCTAGCGATCAAAATGACCAGCAAGCAGAGGCTCCCCAGCTTCACATTCGTCTTGATCCACCACAACACGGGTATGTCTGCCAGGAAGGTCAGAACGACGAACAGCAGCTCCCCCTTCGTGTCATTCTTCCCGTACGAGAACATCGTCCCCACGAGCCAGAAGCAGTTGTAGACCGCGTATAGGAAGATCGCACTGTAAAACACGTATCTCTGGACGGCCCTCATCTGCAGCGCCCTCCGAACGGCGAACCAGGGCCCGGAGAAATACTTGTCTACCAGGCTGCCCCGCGTAGCGTTACATAACTGCTGGTTACACCCTTGAAGAGCCGAGGCTTTGTTCGCAGGCAAATTCGGATTGAAGTTATCCAGGACGTGCAGTCCATTCGTGTCGTAGCAAACATCATGGACATGGCAAGCAGCGTCGTGTTCCGAGAGATTAGGCCCTGAACCGCCCGGCCCGCACCAATCTTCGTAGGTCACTTGATGCGCGTTCGCGTGGTATTTCCCGACATGCCAAAGATTCGCATAGAAGTCGTACATGCCCGCAAGCTCGCCGACGCTCTTCCAGAACGTAAATGGGTAATTCGAAGCGCTGCCTTGCTGGAATCCAAAGCCTATGTCTCCGCATGCACCGAACTCGCACAATTTATACATTTGAAAGTCGAGTCGCGGAATTCCTGTAGCGGTAGACAATTGTGAGCAGGATGCAGATTGCCAGTAACGGCCAGTCGAGCTTCAGCATCACATAAACGGCCTCCCATTTGGGCCACGATATTTTCGTGTACCCCGCATGGGAAATGCCGAACAATACCCACATTAAAGACGTTGCCGCACCAAGTTTGCGGATAGCAAGAATGAGAATAGGCAGCGAGAAGAATGGTATGAACAGCATTAGCTTTTCAACGCCCGAAGTTCGCCCCCCGAATACAAAAAGCGCGACTGATCCCACTCCGCACTGAAATACCTCAAGTACGACAACAGCCGCAATGACAAAGATAGGGGTCCTGATCTTGGCTATTGGCATGTGTAAACTCCCCACACGTTGGCGAACGTTTGGTTAACAGCCCAGGCACCCCCGCCTTTCAGCGACCGCACCGCATTGCATAGATTTTGGTTGCAATTCTGAATTGCAGCTTGTTTGTCGGGAGAAAGGTTTAGATTCCAGTTGTCCCACACCCCCACACCAGCACGCGTGTAGCATGCATCGTGTGCGGCGCAGGCAGCGTCAAGACCAGGTGAGACGCTCCCTCCTCCTCCTGGACCACAGTAATGTGTACTAAATAGACGGGTATTCTTGTCGTTTACATGGTTTAGATACGGAATCTTCCATCCGAGCAATTCAAAAACGCTATCGAGACCCCAGTGGTCGGTGAACGGGGTACCGCTATTATTGGGTCCAAATCCCATTGGCCCACCGCCGCAGGCGCCGAACTCGCATCCCGCATCTGGTAGGCCTAGAGCACCTGCAATACCTGGATTGATTTTGCTCCAGTTCATGTCGCTGGGCAAACCCAGTGTTTCTCCCAGACTGGCATCCACATTGGCCCAGTCTGGGCTTCCCGTCC